CTTTGTTTATGTGTCATGTTGCAGCTTCTTGTTTGTCTCAGGGTAAAAATGTTCTTTACATTACACTTGAAATGGCCGAAGAAAAGATTGCAGAACGAATTGACGCCAATCTTTTAAATGTTGATATGAGTGAGTTGTATGCATTGTCTAAACAAGATTATGAAAGAAAATTTGATCATTTAAAATCAAAGATTAATGGTAAATTAATCATTAAAGAATATCCCACTGCAGCTGCATCTGCATTGCACTTTAGATCTTTGATGAATGAGTTACATCTCAAAAAGAATTTTAGACCAGACATTGTTTTCATTGACTACTTAAATATTTGTGCATCAGCAAGAATTAAACCTGGTGCAAATGTAAACTCATATAGTTATGTCAAAGCTATCGCAGAAGAACTAAGAGGTCTTGCAGTAGAATTTGCGGTGCCTATTGTTTCTGCAACACAAACTACAAGAAGTGGTTTTACAAACACAGACCCAGGTCTTGAAGATACATCAGAATCATTTGGTCTTCCTGCAACTGCTGACTTTATGTTTGCACTTATCAGTACAGAAGAACTTGAACAACTGAATCAAATCATGGTCAAACAATTGAAGAATCGTTATGGCGACCCAAATCATTTTAAACGATTTGTTATTGGTATTGATCGTGCAAAGATGAGATTATATGATGCTGAACAATCTGCACAAATAGACATTGCTGATTCTGGCCAAGTAGATGATAAACCATTGAATACATTTGGTAATCGTGAAAGTAAATTTAACAAAAACTTTGGTGGTATTAAAGTATGAGTTTGAACTACGAACAAGCTATGCATTGTGCCAAAGTGTTTGAAGATTACTTTGGTGGTTTCAATCGCATTGATGAATACATGCGTGACCAAAAGTTAAACTCTCTTGCAGAGTTACCATTTGCATTGCCTGGTTGTGGGCCAGAAGAAGATTTGTTTTCCGATTTCACAATAAAACCTGAAGAAATGGACTTTGAAGTTGTTGAAATGGAATCGGCTAGATGGCAATTGTACTTAGACATTATCTCATCACACAACAATCTTTCCAGTCCTGGTCGGAATGTTCGTCTTGCTGTATTGGAGAAGAACACGAAGAAGTGGGTTGGTTTTATTCGTATTGGTTCTCCAGTAATCAATATGAAACCAAGAAATGAATTGCTTGGTTATGTAATGACAAATGAATTAGAAAAAACTCAGGCGTTCAATCGTGCCGCTGGCATGGGCTTCGTGATTGTGCCAGCGCAACCCTTTGGTTTCAATTATCTTGGCGGAAAGTTACTTGCAGCCATCTGTTGCTCACATGAGGTGCGAGAAATACTGAATGACAAATATAAGATGAATACCTGCTTGTTTGAAACGACAAGTCTATATGGCTCATCTAAGTCTGTTTCTCAGTATGATGGTATGAAACCTTATATTAGATTTGCTGGCATAACTGATTCTGATTTTCTGCCGATGATGCACGGAAAACCATATGAAGATTTAAAGAACTATGTTGAAGATATTGTTGGTGAGTTTGTTCCTGCTGATGCATCAAGTCGCAAACTAAAGATTTCAAACTCAATTGTATCTATGGTCAAAGCAACATTAAAGAGTCATAAGAGTGAATATGACTCGTTTATGGGTCTAATTGAGAAGGCCAAAGGTCTGACAGAAAGAAAACGATATTACTATTCTACCTACGGCATCAAAAACTATAAAGATATTGTTGCAGGAAATACAGATAAAATTGTACCAGATGAAAATTTTGACAAACACCATCTGAAAAATGTCGTGGAGTGGTGGAAAAAGAAGGCTACGAATCGTTATGAAACTCTATCTACAGAAGGTCGTTTAAGAACAGAAATTGAGGTGTGGACAGGTGATAAAGAGATTGACATTATCCGATAATTGTGGTAGGATAAATATAAAATTATACGGAGATCGCATGAAAAGTTTTAGTATTTTTTTAATAGACATAGTGAAGAAATAAATGGTTAAACCAACATCAAAAGATGAATTGCCAGGAGGAATGCAAGAGACAACTCTTAATTCCACTATAACAGAATTAGCTCCAGCAATAGCTTTTGTGAAAAAATTTGACATTAAAGGATCAAGTCTATCTGAACAAATTTCAAATTTTTATTCTCAACTACAAAATGTAGATCACGATTCTTTAATGCATAAAGTATATTTGGATGTTAGAGATAAACAAGCAGGAATTGACTTTATAAAATCTTTTCCTAATTCTTCAAAATTTTTTAAAAAAATGGAAAATGCTATTGCAATTCTCAAAGAATTACAAAATCAAAATACAATTAATCCAATATCAAAAGTTTATTGGGGTTATCGTTTAAAACCAGATGGTGTTGCAAAAAATCATAAAGGTGATTTATTTGTAGTATTAAAAGAACCTAAAACTTCAAAAGAAATTGATAGAATGTTAGGAGTTTCTTTGAAAGCTGGCGAAGCAAAAAGTAAAGAACCTGGATTTAATACTTATGTTAATAAATTATTATTAGAATTGCTTGGACCAACAAAAGGTGAATCAGAAACTTTAAAATTGAGAAAAAAATTATATAATGACATTTATTATAGATTTGCACCAGCTGCAAAACCTCAAGATAAGATGAATGAAAAATATGACTTGAGTTTAAATAGACAAATTACTAAAAAAAATCTTTTAATTTTTGAACGAAAAAATAGAAAATTATATGAACAATATTATGATTATATGTTAGAAACTTGTAGACAAACAATAGTAAAAAATTTAAATGTTGATGTTGAAGAAACTAAAAAATATATAAAGAAAAATATAGCTAAACCAATTGATATTCCTGGATTAATTGTTTTAAAGGCTATTGACAGTAGAACAGAAATAAAAACTGATATGGACAGCGTTTCAATTTTTGTTCCTAGAACCGTTGAAATAAAAGCATATGCATCATCTACATCAAAACAAGATTTTTTTATTGATATGATAACTAAAAATGGAGAAAAACTTTCATTAAAATTTGCCATAAGATCTAATAAAGGAACATTAGATCACAAATTACAACAATTTTTTAATCTTGCAATTAAATTTAACGGACTAGCATGAATTTCATAGAATATCTATCAGAAGCTAAAGAAGGAAAGAACCTTCATTTGGAACATTTAGAAGATAATGTTCTAAATCGTGGTGTTACTGGTGCAAGAGAATCAATTAACTTTTTGCAATCTCTGAGAGATATGCTTGCAGGTAACTCACAAAATAAATTAAATGTTACAACAAAATGGGATGGTGCACCTGCTATATTTGCAGGCATTAATCCAGAGAATGGTAAATTCTTTGTTGGTACTAAAGGTGTATTTGCAAAGAACGCAAAACTAAATTATACCGATGAAGACATTGATAGAAATCATCCTAATCCTGGACTCAACGATAAATTAAAAATCGCATTGGCCTTTTTACCTAAACTTGGTATTAAAGGTGTTTTACAAGGCGATATGATGTTCACAAAGAATGATTTGAAAACAGAAAGAATTGATGGCCAAAGTTATATAACCTTTCAGCCAAACACAATTGTATATGCTGTTCCTTCAGATACAAAGTTGGCTGAAATGATGACAAACGCACAGATTGGTGTTGTTTTTCATACATCATATTCTGGCAGAACATTAGAAACAATGAAGGCGTCTTTTAATATTGATATTGGTCATCTTGCAAAAACAAAAGATGTTTGGTATCGTGATGCATCTTTTGTTGACGCATCTGGTACAGCATCATTTACAGAGTCAGAAACAAAAGCAGTAACTGCATTATTGTCGGCTGCAGGTAGAACATTTCAAACTATTAATGCAGTAACTCTAAATAGGATTTCATCTTCTGAAATCATACTTGAACAAATTAAGACATTTAATAATACTAAAGTTCGTGCTGGCCAGAAGATTGTAAATACAAGACAACATGTAAATGAATTAATTAAATATATTGAAGATAAATTAAACAAAGAAATAATCTCTGCTAAAAAAGAAGAAACAAAGAAAAAAAGAATTACTGAAAAGAATGAGATAATGAGATTTTATAGATCAAATACGGTTCAATTGCAATACATTTTTGATCTAATGAATCTAATAGTTGAATCTAAAAATATGATCGTTAAAAAGTTACAAGAAATGAAACAAGTAACAAACACTTTCTTGCGAACTGATGATGGATTTAAAATTACAAACCCGGAAGGTTTCGTGGCAGTAGATAAACTTTCTGGTGGCGCACTTAAGTTAATTGATAGACTTGAGTTTAGTCAAGCAAATTTTAATGCTGCAAAGACATGGAGTAAATAAATGGGTTATGATTTAAATAAAATATTATCTGAATATGGAGAAGATGATTTCGGTTTCTCAGCAGTTTCAGAAGAAGAATATAACAAAGTAATTTCAGAAACGGCAGATACCGCTGAAGAATATAAAGCAAGATTAGAACAGGTTGAAAAACTTGTATTGCCATTCTTTACTAAGTTACTTAAAACAGCGGACAAAGAATACATTTATTGGCCAAATCGTAAAGCATTAGTTGAATCACAAATACAAAAAATTCTTACATTAACGAGAGGATAAAATGGCTTACTCAGCAAAAGTTATAGATCACTACGAAAATCCTAGAAATGTTGGTAATTTGGATAAAAATGATCCTAGTGTCGGTACTGGTATGGTTGGCGCTCCGGCTTGCGGTGATGTAATGAAATTACAAATTAAAGTAGACGAATTAACTGGCATAATAACAGATGCAAAATTTAAAACATATGGATGTGGTTCTGCTATTGCTAGTAGTAGTTTAGTAACTGAATGGGTCAAAGGAAAAACTTTAGATGAAGCTGCGGTATTAAAAAATACGGAGATAGCAAAAGAACTTGCATTGCCTCCCGTTAAAATACACTGTTCTATTTTGGCCGAAGATGCAATCAAGGCTGCAATAGAGGACTATAAGAAAAAACACGAATATGCTGAAACAAACTAATGGTAAGTGGGCATTTGTTTCACGCAAAACAAGAAGACCACTTGCATATTACCGTGGTGAAGGTAAACCTTCTGATGAATGGGTTCGTAAACAAGAACAACGAGTACAATACTTCAAACATCTAGGTGAATCAGTTACAAAACCAGATATCTTACCTGTCGCAGGTGCAGGTCAATGGGGTACACCAGAATTAACAAGAAAATATATTAAAGATACTCCAGGTCAGAAAGTAGAAAGATTTAAGAGATATATAAAGAATATATGATTTAAAAGGAGAATGATTGTGCGTGATTTGATTATAGGATGCTCTACCAATTATGATTGGTCCAAGTTAAAGTATTGGATTAATTCCATCAATAAATCAGGCTTTGAAGGTGATAAAGTACTGATTCTAATGAATTGCGATAAAGATACAGTTCAAAAAATAACCGAAGCTGGATTTTATATTGTTGGTATGAAACAAGATGAGGAAGGTAATTTAACTTACTCCTCTAATATGCCTGTTCACACTGAAAGATTTTTACATATCTATAATTTTCTAAAAGACCGTGACTATCGTTATGTAATTACAACTGATGTTAAAGATGTTGTCTTTCAAAAAAATCCTATTGAGTTTCTAGAAAAAAATTGTGTAAATAAAAACTTGGTGTTCGCATCTGAGAGTATTAAGTACAAAGATGAACCATGGGGCAATCAGAATCTTTTAGAAACTTTTGGTCCATATATTTACGAACAGTTTAAGAATGAAGAAATATTTAATGTTGGTGTACTAGCAGGTCATGGTTATGCAATTCGTGACTTAGCAATGAACATTTTTGTTTCATGTTTAAATCGTCCTATTCCTATTTGTGATCAGTCTACATTTAATTTTATGATTAGTCGCAACCCATACACCTCATTAGGTTATTATGCTTTCTCCGAGAATGGGTGGGCAGCTCAGTTAGGAACAACAGGTGATCCAACAAAGGCGGAACAATTTGATCCGTTATTACTGGAACCAAAACCAAGATTAATTAATGGTGTAGTTACTACTTCTGTCGGTGAAGAATTCTATATTGTACATCAATATGATCGTGTTCCAGAAATGA